TACTGCGCAGGGTGTTTACGAACCGTAGATGAGATACGTGACTGGATGATCATGTCTGACTACGAACAAAAGAAACTGTTGTACGAATTGAAATGGAGACAAGATGTACGTAATGATCACTCGTGACCAATGTAACTTTTGTGATCAAGCTAAGGCTTTGTTGAAAGGAGCTAACCTACAATACACCGAATATAATATCCAATCTAAATCTAGTTCGTGGTTGCTTTATCTTTTAAAACGTTCTAGTATTACCACAGTACCTCAGATCTTTAGCCCTTCGGGTTCTCATATTGGTGGGTACACAGACCTAAAGGAGTATTTAGAACATGGGCAAGCCAGTCAGAAAAGCGTTTAATAGAGCACTGTATGAGGCATACGATTCACAAGCTAAGGATGCTTTGACAGAGTACCTTACTAAGAAGGGGCATGTGTTAGTCAACACTGAAGAAAACTACAATGTAGATGTTGTATCTCAGAAGCATGGTTATACTTACTTTAATGAGGCTGAGGTAAAGGTAGCTTGGGATGGTGACTGGCCTACACACTGGAGAGAGATACGTATTCCAGAACGTAAGCAACGTCTACTTGATAAGTACCAAGGTGAGAATGGAGTGCTTAACTTCTACGTCTTTCGTAAAGACCTCAAGCAAGCTTGGCGTATCAGAGACTTCTTGTTGACTAAGGAAAGTCTTGGTGAGGCAAAGGGTAGATACATCAGACCAGGTGAGTTGTTCTTTCACATTCCATACACAGAAGCGGAGTTGATTATACTATGACAGATAACGTAAACCAACCTCCTCACTATGGTCAGGGTAACATTGAATGTATTGATTACATCAAAGACATCTTGACAGACGAGGAACTTATCGGTTATTATCGGGGCAACGTTGCGAAGTACTTACATCGTTGGCGTTACAAAAATGGTCTAGAGGATTTGAAGAAAGCAAGATGGTACTTAGAAGCACTAATACAGCATCAAAGCAAAAGATGAAACCGTTTAACGAAGGATACCAATCCTTCCTCAGAGGTAACTTGGGTAATCCCTACCAAGTTAATACAAAAGATAACAGGGATTGGGAGATGGGTTTTAACAAAGCCTATTTCAAAAACAAGGAGCTGGTAATTGAAAGAGAGCTTAGAGAAAGAAGCAAAAAAGTTTACTCAGCAAAAGCGTAAAGCTCCTACAGCAAAAAGCCTGACTGCAAGGATTTACTTGGCAGGTCAGGCTCTAACTGGTCTATTGGCAGGGGCTAGGTCGAGTAACGATATGCGAGAAATAAAGCGGCAAGCATATGATTGGGCAGATTATATGTTAGATGATGATACATAAAAAGAGGGGGGCTTGATGCCCCCTTATTCATATTGTTTTGTATAAACCTCCAACTCTTTCAAGTCATCCTTGATTGAGAGGTAAGCTCTGAGAACTTCTAACTCCGCTCTAGTAAGATTCTCAAAGTCATTCTCTAAAGATTCTAGCTCTCCCAAAGCCTTCTTAATTTCTTTTGGTGAGTTACCACTTGTTATTTCGTACTGCAGATCTATTGTATCTAGTGGACCAGAGTACTGTAGATACAGAAAAGTCTTTGCAAGTTCCTTAGCTTTCTCTACCCTCTTTGTCCAAGCAATCTTCTTACTCTCTTGATCTAGACCTCTGAACCATTTGTTCTTAACCAGAAGTCCAGCCTCTGCTTCCATTACATCAAACAATATTCCGTTGTATCTGTTCGCAGCTTGAGGTGATTGAAGTCTGACCTTTCTTGCAGCATTATAATCAAAAGCATCGAGACCCGCCATGTTCATTACACGTTGAGTATCTGTCAGTCGTATGGTACGTATACCAAACATCTTTGTACTATTGATATCAGCTGGACCTGTTGCCGCTTGTTCAAGTGTCTCTGCTAGTGGTTCACCTCTGAATAAAGCTACGACATTATCAACATATCTTAATGCATCATTAACACCTTTGTTATTTTGATAACGGTCGATAGGTCTTGCTTCTTCTTTCCGCAAAATACCTACACCTAAGTTGATGGGTTCGAGAGGTCTTAGTATTGCTGATGCAGGTTGTGTGAATACAGAGCTTGAAAAGAGTTGTTCTGTAGCTCTCCATAAGTCCCTTGTCTCTGGATCAAACATATCTTTGAGTGGTGTTATAAGATCTCTTTGAGTCTTTGTTAAGTTTCTTGTAAGCCCACCAAGACTGAAGTCTTCAACTAGCATAGTTGCTTCAGCTGCTGGCATAGCTTCACCTCTGCGAGCATACGCTACCCATCTAGCAACACCTTTAAACAGTGATATAGGATAGTCATACCTTTGGTTAATAACCTCACCTGTTAGTGGGTCTGTTGTGGCGTATAAAGGAAGTCCATTATCTATATTCTCACCTTCAACATCTGACAGAGACCAAACAAGCCCCCCTACTACAGCAGATCTGACGATAGCTTCATCCAGAGGCATGTCTAAATTTTTAGTACCAGCCATAACTATGTTTAAACCTGGGGCATTTCTCCCAGTAAAAGCGACAGTATTGTTAAAGAATCTACCAAAAGGTACAAGCAAACCAATACCTGGCAAACTTCTAGCATCTTCAATTACACCTGCAATTTCACCAAGTGGTGTTCTGCTTTTGTAAGATTTAGAGAAGATGCCTTCAAGTGTTTTATCTACGGCTTGTGCTTCTAACTCCCTATATTGCTTAGAAGTCATAGCTTTTGCTGCACCATCCCAAGAATAAAATTCGTTCCAACCCTTACCATAACCTGCCCTTAGCAACTTATCCATCTGAGTTAAAAACTCTACCGACTTTGTAAAAGAATCTTGGGCATGTACTAGGGTCAGTGTCTGCGTTACGTCGATGATATCATCAGTCTTCAAATCTACCATCTTTGTCGTAGCATTAAACTTACCATTAGTTAAAACTTTAGCAGCGTTATCGACACCCCCAGGTAGTACGTTGTTTAAACTTTGAAGTGCCTCAGAGTTTCTTGTAAGTGCAGATTGAAAAGCGGCATAAGTCGTGTCTGGATCAAACATAAACTTAAATCTTGATGCTGTATTATTAAACAAGATACTTGCCATTCTGTGAGATTTTTCACCAGACTTACTAGCACCGACAAGTTTCTTTATTGTACCCCAACTTGCATGGGTTGCAGCTAAGGCAACATCACTTACAGTATTTAAAGCAGCATTAGTACCCCAACCAATTACATTGAGTGCACTGGTAGATGGATGAGAGACAAGAAGACGAACCATTTTGTTCTGTGCATTTCGGATGGTCTCTGTTGTAAGACCCTCAACAACTCTCTCAGACCTAGGTTTTTTAATTACACCTAGTTCTACACCTTCATCAAATAAATGCTGTAGCTCTAGGTCAGTAATATTAAGACCTAGTTGTCTAGCTGACTGACTCATAGCATTCAAAGCTTTACCTGATTCAGACATTTTGTAAGCTAAGATATCTCCGACATCCCTACCAGTAAGCTTCTTTTTATTTTTAATTTTAGTTCCAGTTGCTTTTTCAATAGCGGTTAAAAACTCTTGAGCTTCTTTGTCACTAACACCAGAGATAATGTCTGCCATCCAGTTGGTAAACTTGTCATCTTCAAACCGTTTACCCCACACGAATCCACGTTCAAGTGCAGTTTGTGTCATACCTTTAAACACAACTTCACCAGATTCTGTCTGATGTCCTAGCATAAGAGTTGTAAAGAAGTCTGTGGACAGGTCTTTACTCTGTTCAGAAAACTCCATACCACCTTTAATCTTTGTCTTCCAGTCTCTTCCGATTGGTGCAATGGTTTGGTTAGTGTAGTTTTCAATAGCCTTAGACATCTCCGACAAGAAGCCTTCACTAGTTGGTTGAGGTACCTCTTGAGTTGGCAGTGCTGTACCACTCCAGCCACGTTTAAGTACAACACCTGCCTGTACCCCACCCATGACTATACCACCAACAGCAGCAATACCAATAGCAAACTTATCGTATTCATCACGAACACCAAGGTCTATAAGACCCTCTTGGTAAAGTGTTTCCATGCCTACACCAACTACAGAGTCTATACCTGCAGTAATGCCAATCTCTTTTATAGCCTGTGCAGTAGCCAACCGTTTAGCACGGCTAGCCCCTAAAACTTTAGTCGAATACTCAGCTATCTTTTGAGTGTTTGCTATATTAGCTTGAGCCATAGCTGAGGTAAGTTTCTTCTTACCTTCCTTAGCAATCTCTTTTTGTGTGGCACCTTTAAGAGCTTGCTTCTGCATTTCTTTAAATGCTTCTTTTCTAGCTTGGTTTGCCCCAAGACGTAGTGCACCACCACCTACAGCTTTACCAATCAGTCCACCAACCAAGTTGATAGGGTCTAGTAAAGCAGTTCTGGTGTAGTCCATTACACCTTCTGCACGTTCTGCAAAAGATGTTTCATCACTGAACAAGTTAGCCATGTTTTCATAAAGGTGATAGGCAGCAGCAGCTCTGGCCATTTTATCTTCATCACCTTTGATATCGTTGATGTAGTCCCACTCATAAAGACCACGGACTGTATTACCTGCACTGACACCACGTCTGTTGTTAAGGAACTTATCCACAATCTGTTCACGGCT